TTAGCTGTTGCGTAAGCTACTCGTAGACTGTGGATCTTCTCTAGTTGTGTTTTTTCGATTTGTGCCATTTGATTATAATTAAATACAAATATGAGTTTTTTTATCTAATATCGCAAATTAAAACAATTTTTTGCTAATTCCAATCTGATGAGATCGACTAAATGGTTGGTACTGGTAACTGAATAAATACTTGTCGTCTAAGTACGAAACCGATGCGCTTGGTTCAAGTAAAGAGTTAACTGCCGCACCAACATAAATACCTTTTGGTTTTTTAACAATTGTCTCTGTTCTTGTTTCAGTAATTGTGTTTGTAACAACTGGTATCTTATAATCGTTAGTAGCCGTCATTTTAAGCACTTCTCCCAAGACTTCTCCACTAACCTTAGTACTTCCATACTCAAATGGGAATGTAGTCTCAAACGAGCTAATAGTGGGCTTATAATCAACCAATACTGTGTCCCTTAAAACTTGAGTTTTTATTTCTTTTTTAGGGATGTAAACAGTGTCAACAATCTCAGTATAAACTGTGTCAGTCTTAACTTCAGTTACAACCTCAAAAGTACTCTCCTGTTCTTCGCGAGGATAAATTATAATAGTAACAACAGCCCCGAAAATAAACCAAGCCAATACTTCTAGAATATTTTTGTTCATATTAAGCTTGTTGTAGAAGTGAATAGTATAGTTTAAACTTAGCAATTCGATCTGCTAAACCATGTGTTCCACCGTTAACTCTTTTAGTAACTGCGGTTACGGTATCATCACCTGAACCTTTAGCGCAAATATCCCAAAGTTTATTCTTATCAAAGAACCAGATTGCTGAGTCCATAGGATACTTTGTTGCTACCAAATCTGGATTTGCAACACAGTCTTCTTTAATGAAGTCAGAAAAATCCTTGTAGTTGCTCTTACCTGTCAACTGGATGTAACCTCTTCCTCTAAACTTAAACCCTTCCTTTGACGCCTCATCCCCGTTACCCATTCTATTGGCGTACACTCGTGAACCAATTGCCTCATTGTTTCTTGCGTACTTCATCGCTATAATATTATCTGCAAAGTACTTAGGAAATACCTTTCGAAGACCTTCAGCAGAATAATTTAGATTCTCAGTAACAAATTGGAAGTTACCTGACTCATGCGCAATTTGTGCTAGAAAGTGAGCAAGATGTAAAGGATTTTTAATGTCGTACTTATCGACAACTTGTAGCATGTAAGAAGATGCCGCTTTTGGTAATTTTGTTGCTAAATTTGATGTGTTCATTTTTTTTCTTCTTGAGTTGCGTATTTAATTCCCATAATTGTGCCAACAATGGAGAAGGCATTTGTTAATAAAACTGAAAACATGTTTGACCATGTTGAACCAATAATTTGCGTGTCTTTATTTGATAGTATAGCGAATGAATACATCACAGTAGTGATAAAACCTACACTCATTATCACAAATAAAGCAGACTTTACGATAACCTTAATTAACTCGTTTTGACTTTTCTTAATAGTAGCGTCTAAGTCATTTAATGCTGCATCCTTTTCAATTTCGATTGCTGCCTTTAATTTATTTGAGTTTTCCAACTCTGCTTTTATATTTTGAGATAGTTCCTCAATCTTATTCTTACTTTCAATAGTTTGGCTGATATCAGTAGCGATCTTCATGATCTTTGTTATTTCACCGACCTCATTAAAGATAGGATTATAAGTCGCTTGTAAATAGATAGGACTTCCGTCTATTTTTCTTCTTTCAAATTCACCTTCAAAAAACTTTCCTTCACGTAGAGTTTCCCAAAACTTTGTATACTCATCTGATTTAGAGTATTCGTAACTAACAAAAATAGAATGATGTTTCCCAATTAATTTATTGTGTTCATCTTCAGCTAATCCCATAGCTTTTAAAAAAATAACATTCACTCCAAGAATAAAACCATTCAAGTCAAAGTAAATAATCGCATTGCTACGATTAATCGCCTCCATTCGGCTCAATAGTTCTTCCTTGCTAAGGTTCTTCATTCTTCACTATTAGGCTTTTTAAATATCTTTTCAGCTGCGCTAATTCCAAGTGCAGCAGCAGACAAAGCAGCTACCGAGTAAACCAAAGCCTCAGAAGGTTCATTAACTGCATCGTGGTTAGCATAAAGCGTGTAGCAAAGAGCAATAGCACTAAATACACCTACAAATCTTTTGCTTGACGCCTCTCCGTTTTCGGATAGGAATCCTTTTGACCATTCAAAAAACTTTTTCATAACTTCTTAAATATTTTGCGCCAGATATTTTTAACATCATTTAAAAAAAACTCACTTTTTTTAATTTGCTCCCAAAGTTTAATTATCAAACCTAGAAAAGTCAAAATTAAAATTAGGAATTTAAGGGTTTCATTAATGTTCATTATCGAAGTAACCGCCCCTATAACGCCTAAACCTAATACCTGTTCAAATGGTGGAATATTACTCATTTACGTAATTGTTTTTTTTCCCAAAAATAGTCATTTTTTATGTCATAAAAAGAAATCCCACCACAGCTTATGCTGAAGTGGGACTGTCTAACCCTACTTAATATTGTGATATTACTTTAGGAATAGCTCAATGAATGTTGGGTATGATTCGCTTGACTTAAAGTCAAGATCATCGATTGAGAAAGAGAAATCTTTAAAGTCAATCTCTTCATCAAACAGCTCTGCTCTATCGGTACTGTAGTTGATAAATGCCTCACTCTCAAAGAATTCTTTTGTTTGCTCTGGCTCTGTCTCTCCAAAGTACTTCTTAAATAACTCCTTCTCAGACTCAGTAAGTTGTTCAATTTCTTTTTCAACTTCTTTAGAAAGTTTTGAAAGATGATACTTAGCCTTGAAATGAATTTCCTGCAAAAGCAGTCCCTTATAGAAAACTTGTCCAGTTGTCCGATCAGACAACCCATTAAGCTCTTGCCTTAAGAGCACTAGGTCTTTTAATTTGAGTTTCATAAGAATTAGATTTTTGACAAATATACTACTATTTTTTATTCTGCACCAACTTCTGGCTCAGGAGTTGGCTCAGGTGCAGGAGGCACTGGTGGAACATAGTCACCTGTGATAGTTAGGTTCAGCTGACCTGCAACCCAGTCATAGGCATAATCATTTGTCTGCCATGCTTGATAGTCCTCTCCAGTCATAGTAAGATTCCCTTGAGCAAGTTGCTGTTGAGCATCACTCAATATAGAATAGTAAAATGTTCCTGAGGTACTTAGATTGTCATTAATGCAATATGCATTTAGAATAGTTCCTTCATCTTGGGTTCCATTTACCCAAATGAAAATTGGCTCAATTGTCTTCATTGTTATTTTGTTTAAGCGTAAATATAAATAGTTTTATTTTTTCTTGCTCCTGATAAATATCTTGCCATATTCCTATGGTTTAAATCATACAAATCAGTAAGTTCTTTTAAGCAATAATAAAAAACTCCTGATTGAGTATCTAGTACTAGTTTAGCCTTATTTGATTTATCTCCCTTCTGAGCTTCAGACATTTTTTTTCTAGATTCTAAAGATGCTTTTCTTCCGTAGTTTGGATTTTCCTTTCCTTTTTTTTGACTACCAGATCTCAACATCTTCATTCTTTCAATGGTCTCCTTAGAATACTTATGTCCTTTTGAGCTCACTGCATTCTTATTAAGATTGCAACACTTATCATCATCAAAATGTAAATCTAAATAATGCTGCTCTCTAGAATTCAAATCATCATATAAACATTCTTCCAATATTTCAAATGAAGGCATACCATACTTGTTGTAAACGCTTTGAATAAATCCACTTTTATTCTTGTTGTTAATCATCAAGTACTTATGGCGATTAAATCTATTCTGAATATCAATAGACTGACCTATATAAAAATACCCTGATTCTTCCCAGCTCAATTTATATATGCCTAGCTTTTTCATTTGTTTCTTAGTTTATCTATTTCTTGTTTGAGTTCCTTAATTGCTGCAATTAGTATAGGGGTGAGCTTAGAGTAGTCTACCTCTTGCATTTCTGCTCCATCCTTTTCTCCTGTCACAAGATATGGAAGTATCTCCTGTATCTCGTGTGCTATGAATCCATCTTGTCTAGTGTTAGAATTTTTGTACTTAAAGTTAACAGGATTTAATTTTAATACCTTCTCTAGTGGATTATCAATAGCTCTTACTTGCTCTTTCAATCTGTAGTCAGAAGAAGTGTTGTATGCAGTGTTTGACCCATCAGTTGAGATTGACCCAACGAATCCACCATTGTAACTGAATCTTATGATAGACCCTGTTACTCCACTTAATCCTACTACCATTGCTGTAGATGTACTGCTCTTTATAAACTGAGCATTACCTACAAGATTTAGTGTATATCCTGCATCCGTTGTGGTTCCAATTAGTACGTTGCCGCTTGTAGGAATAATAGTCATTGCTGTTAGAGCGTAACTAGATATAGAAAAATTGCCACTACTAGCTTGTCTTCCAACACTCCAATAAGGAGTTCCTGCATCTCCAAAAGCTATAGTTGCTGCTGAGCCAAATGCTACTCCTACACGTATTGTACTATTAACATTTAATTCAGAGCCTAAATTAGTTGTCGTTCCAATCAGCACGTTTCCGCCTGAGGTGATGCGCATTCGTTCAGCACTTGCTGATCCATTCCATGTATGAAACTGTAAATTAGCTGCCCCATCCCCTGCGTTTTCGTTTACTGCTAATATTCTAGCATTTCTTGTGCCTGCTCCACTTGCACCCGCATCTGTTAAAAATGAAATTTCAGCTGTATTTCCTAAAGTGGAGGATGCAGGGTTATCAATTACAACTTGACCACCTACTCCTCCAGCTGAAGATCTGGCTACATGGAATATTGCATCTGGACTAGTGGTACCTATACCAACATTACCACCTGAGGTGATGCGCATTCTTATAGAGCCACTAGTTTCAAATGTTTGGTGATTGTAATTTGAAAATAATAAGGGAGAACTATTCCAAGTTCTAATAACTCCAGTAGTTCCATCATAACCAATTTGTAAAGACCCAACGCTTGTAGTAGTAGGATTTGATAATCCTGTGCTAGTTATGCCTCCAGCTACATTTAATTGGTCAATTGGGTCATTTGTTCCTATACCAATTCTACCTGTAAAAGTAATTCTCATCCTCTCAGTACCAGCCATTGGATAAACATCTCCTGCGCTATATACTGTTGGTGATGTGTGGAATGTAATCCCTTCTGAATAGTACATCTTAATCATAGAGGTGTACCATCCACTATTAACCACGTTCACTTGATTAGCTACAGAAGCACTTGCACGTACATTGTGTCCAAGTATTCCCATTGCTCCTGATATTGTCTGACTATAGAAATTGTAATCTGAAATATTTAACCCAACATGACCAAGGGTTAAAGTATTAGCATATACATTACCATTAACATTTAGCTTAAAGCCTGAGTCCGTTGTCGTTCCAATCAGCACGTTGCCTCCGCTTTGGTTTAAAACTAAAGGTCTAAATGCAACATTTTGTTCTACTGCTTGAATCCTTCCATATCCATCTGAATGATATCCTAAAATTAATTGTTGATTTGTATTTGATGCCCTTCTTATATTAAATTGCTCGTTTCCAGAGTCTGCGGTTATTGTAATTCTTCCACCTGTATCTAAAGTACTTGAGAAGGTAGCAGCTCCAGCATATAATCCTGCGTACGCATTTCCATCTGTTAATAAAGTAAAAGATGTTGCATTATCAGAACCATATTGTATCCTCCTATATCCCGCAATACTGCCTAATCCTAATCCATTTGTATCATTACTTCTAATCGTTCCGTTTACGTTTAGTTTTGCTCCGTTGTCCGTTGTCGTTCCAATCAGCACGTTGCCGCCTGAGGTGATGCGCATTCGTTCGGTAGCGTTAGTGTAAAAAGTTTGGCCATAACCACTAACAACGTAATGCTCAAATAAACTATTTGTATTGTCTATCCAAATTGCACTCCTTTGCGTTCCGTTATGTCTAAAATTTAATTGTGTGAATTGTTGTCCTGTATTATCTAAATCTAATTGATTACCATTACCTCCCTGAACTTCTAAAACCGCACTCGGCGAACTTGTCCCAATCCCAACGTTGCCGCTGG